TTAATGCCCTCAGTTTCTTTAACATCCATTTGTACAGCCCGTCTAAATCCCAAGAGATAAGACCGAGTTGTTTAGCTATCGTGCACCCTGCAAATACCGTAGCGCATTGGGCAATCCAGTGACGCTCTTGTGTGCCAAGCTCTGCATCTGTCATCAACATAGTTCTAGTATCAGAGACAAGTTTCTTTACCGCCGATAAGTTTTGTAAGACATGTGTTATGTATATCTGCCCTGCGTGCCCGTAGTTAGCAGCTAAGTCTTCGTTGAGTGAGTTAGCTTTTATAGCTTCTTCTGTAGTGAAAAGTTTTTTAATAGCAGTAGCTTCTATAACTCTACCTGACTCTCCTTTTGGCGAAGCCCTATACTTACTAGCAATTTCTACTATACTGCTGTTGCCAGAAGAGCCGCAGTTTAAGTTCCAAGGTTCACCTCTAAACCTTTCAGAGTTCTCCCCTTTGTTGCTCATTCGATTCTTCTGCATACCGTCACTAATTGCATAGCAGAAATCACTAGCATCTTCGGGACCGTAGTTAGAAACTTCGTCTATATATAGCACTACATCTTTAAGTATCTCTGCGCGGTTCCATGCGGAGTTAGGTGTATCTTTACCTATCAGTACTAACTTCTTAGGGTTGCCCCATACTGAAGCCCCTCCCCACATACCTGTGGTTTTACCTATACCTGTTTCACTACTCGTAAGATGGAAGATGGCCCCAGAGATACCCGGCACGAAGTCCATTAATGGCGAACCAAAAGATAAGCCGAACATCATCTGATGCTCTTCGAAACCGGGTTGGTTATAGAACTCTGTAACACGCTTCCACCCTTCTAGTGTGCCTTTCTTTTCGAAAAAGGATATGTACTGGGCAGTACGTGAACCCGGCGGGTTAAGCCCCACATGAGAAGCAAACACTTCTTTATCGCCTAGCACAAAAGATTTGTTGTTCTCTGTCCATCCAAACTGAGTTTTAACTTCTATTATAGAGTCGTCCATTAGTTCTTCAATCCAAGCGCCTATGTAGCGCATAAGTTTCTCCGCGTCTTTAGCCAAAATAAATATGTCGTTCTCCCCCATAGCTTTGCGAAAGCCGTCTGGAGAGGAGAGGACAACACTAGCAATAACGAAAGTGCGTATACCTTCTCGTTTTGTGTGATGAGTAAACTCGTAACACGGGCCATCTATCGGGTCGAACATACGCTTAGAGATATATAGGTCACGTTTGTATATCTCCTGCTCGTCTATGTTACCTTCTTTGTCTCTAACCTTTATCCCTACACCACCCTCACCTAACCTTATGTATGGAAACGGGTAGGTCGGTACAGTATGTTTCTTTGTCGGCAGAGTAGGAGCTGCTGTTCCATCATCGTCCTCGCCTACTACTACCTCTTCTGCTGCTGGGGCTACTGGCATTTCTACAACGTTGCTTTCTGCTTCGCGTAGCTCTCTACACAATGTGATAGGAGTTTTAATTTTGTTCTTGTGTGGGCATCCCTCGCACCCGCTAGGGTTATCTTTCTCGAATGTAACGCACAAGTGGGGGCTATCGATAGAAGCAGCAACCTTCTCTGTTTCTTCGGGGCTATAGTCTTCGTACTTCTTAGAGATAAGGTGTATAGCTTTTTCACCATCTACGTCACAGTGTTTAGCTATCGACAAGACGTGTAGCCATTCAGGATAGGACATCTCGTTAGGTTGCGTAACGGCCTTGTAAATCTGCGCGCACCCATTACCGTTTACAGTTTTAACAAGCAAGTTAGAAAACTTTTTAACGTACTTGTCTTGCCCAACTGCCCTAGCCATATCCCTAGCATCTTCATCAGAATGTGATCTAGTAGAGATCACTGGTATCGACTCTATTGGTAGTAGAGAAGAGAACTCCTGTAGGCTAACCTCGCCTTTTGTCTCGATAAGTAGCTTAACTTGTTTAGGAGTAGAGTCCTTAAAGTTATGTGTGGTAGGCACTCGTAGTATGCGTGCTGCGTCAGAAGTAACCGAAGGATCAATCTCTAACCCGTCCTGAAGGCACGTCTCCTTAAGACTATTCGCAACAGGAAGCCATTCTTCTCGGGTACAAGGTTTGTCTAGTGTCCAGTAGACATGCAGGCCATAGCCCGAATCAACTACAGTTGGTCGAGGTATTTTATATTTAGTATAGAACTTGCGTAGGGCAAGTACTGCTTCTGTCTGGGTCTGGTAAGGTTTACCTTTCCCGCAGTCTATATCAAGAAAGAGAGCTTTTATCTGGCGCACATTAGCCGCTTTACGGTTAGTGTCTTCCACAAAAGTGCTTAACGCAAAATAAGCGTCGCGTCCTTCTAAATCAAAGTTAACTGCGGTTTCTGCAACAGCGTCTAAAGAACTGTAGAATTTTTGTATTACCTTCCCGTCTTTAAACCCTGCTACGCAATAGTATCCTTCAGTGCCCAATACAGTACTTAGAAACTGTTTGGCATTCATAATTTATCCATACGTCAGAGAGGTACGGGTGCCCGAGGACACCCGAATTATTCTAGTCATCAAACTGTTCAAGCAAAGAAGCTAAATCTACTTCTTCTGGCTTAGGCGCGTTCTGTTTCTTTTTAGAGACTTTAACCTTTGGTTCTTCAATGGTTTCTTCCTCTACTACAGCTTTTTCGCCTGTATCAAATACGGCATCGAGTTCTGTGCCAGACTCAGTATCGTTCTGGGTAAAACCTTCTTGTGTGTCAAACGGAGAGGCCGCAGTGTACTCCTTATACTTTATAACTTGTACTGCGCGTAAACGTAGAGACACTCCATTGCCCATACTTCCGTTATAGGAAACTAGTTCTAGGAACAAGTTTATCGTACTACCTGAACTAAGCTGGAACGCAGCGTCTAACGGACTATTGCTAGCGTCGTAGTGCTTAGGAGGGTTTGTCGGTCTACCATCAAATGAAGCGGGTAGCTTGGCTTTCCCTACAAACATCTTGTCCTCAGTTTTTGTAAAGGGCATTGTTAAAGCAGGCCATGACTCTTCTTTATCTTCTTCGTAAGCCTCAGCCATAGACTTAAAAATAGCTTTAGCTTGGTCTGCTGTCATTTTAAAATTGACTTGGTACGTAGCCCCTTGAGCCGTAGCAGCGCATGGGACACTTGCCCCTTGCTTGTTCTTCCCACCCTGCCGATCAAAATGATAGGGCTGATCTAGTTTTGGGTAAAGAGCTTCCACATTATTTAACATGTAAGTTGGTTTAGGCATATTCATATTCTCTTTTAAGTTATTAAAATAGCGTTAGCCGGTAAGGGCTAAGTTATGGTTCAGGTACTTCAGGTTTTTACATACACCCCCTCGCCTTGGACGGCACTAAACACGTTGTCCATACTAGGGCTATCGTCTACGTAGGAGTTTGGATTAAAGGTAACTAACTTTTTAGTATTAGGGTCTTGCTGTGCGCTTTTTACTAAAGCTATTTCTTCTTCTTCTAATACACGAAAGGGTCTAAAGCATATCTTAGGCGTACTGCTGTCCTCATCAAAACTTAGCTCTGTCATAACGTAAGATAGTAGCGCACCTTGATCGTCGATTAACCGCGCATAAGTTTGTAGTCCCTTCTTCTTTCTGTCATTACCAAATACACTTGTTGCGGGTAAAGGTAATTGACATATTTGGCTAGGCTGTAGGACTCCCTCTCTATCGGCTAACATTACAGCAAGACGTTGTTGGAACCGGCACGCTCTTGAAGACCCGTTGCCTGACCCCTTAATATTTTGAGAACAGTTAAAACACGTAGGTGACTGCTTGTTCTCTGTCAATACTGGCGGCGCGGGAACTCCTGTACCTGCATCTGTAGACCAGCACGTAGGTGCCTTACCTCCTCCTTTCGTATACGCTTCTGAGTAATACATCCGCGATACAGGCGCAGCTTTTAAGATAACAACTTTAAGAGGGCCATCTCCCAGCTCTTCTACGGTGTCTCCAACCTTACGGAACACACTTTCACGAATGCTTAGGCGTAGTACCTTAGATGACTCTGTAGCATCAAAGACTTCAGTTTCTACTATAGGCTTAACGGCTGGGACTTCAGGTGCAAGCTCAGCGATCAAAGATTCAAAAGGGTCTACGTCGCCCTCACTATGAGTCATACGTACTCGTCCTCATCAAATACTAAGTCTAGCTGTTCTGTAAGTTGGTCAGAATTTTCTGAAGGTGATTCTTGTTTTAAAGCCTCGACTACTTCAGCGATATTAAAACGGTAGGTATAGCCTACTTTTATGTACGTAGTTTTGGGTATAAACCCTTTGTTAACCCATTGCCTAATGGTGCTGACCTTTACAGAAAGGTGTTCGGCAACTTCCTCTACAGGAACATAACTCTCTAACTCACTCATTTTTTTCTCCGTACAGTTATCGTGTACTCGGTATCCGCGTTCAACCCCGGCGGATGTAGATCGGGGTTCTCCTCAAGAAACTGCTTCATGTTGCCTTGGTGCAGCCGTTTCTCTAGTAAATCTACCGCCTCGTTGTCCACGATAAACTTGTTCATTGCCTCCCAGTCACTAGTCCAAAAGCGGCTCTTCTGTGAGCGCCAGAACGTACCAGAAGTAGTTTTCACAGACTCAACTCCACTGTCCTTACAGTAGGCTAGTAGTTCTGCTTTTACCTTGTCCAAGTAGATGTTTAACTCCTTTTCCTTGGTCGCAAACTCAGTAGCAAGTTCAACCTTCTGATCACGTATCTTCACGTATACAGAAACAAGACGGTCAAGCGTTCCCACAACAGTGTCTGTCATGTTGGTGTTCTCCATATTATAGTTATGTTCTATGTAATATAGTGGAGTTTAATCTATAGTTCAAGTATATCTTGATATAAATCTATCATCTTTGTATGTACGTTTATTCTCTCGTCTAGCATACGGTAGATTCGTTTCTCTACTGGCGCTCCCTGTAGCTGCACGACAGTGCATGGATGCGTCTGACCTGACCTGTGTACCCTCGCGTTTGCTTGAGCGTAGGTCTCCAGTGAAGAGGTTGGCCCCCACCACACGATTGTATTAGCTGCTGTAAGTGTTACCCCATGTGCAGCAGCTTGAGGTTGAATGATCAGAACACGGGGGTCAGAGGTCTCTTGGAACTGCTTAAAGATAACTGTGCGCTTGTTGGCGCTCACCTCACCCGATATAACGGCATTTGTAATACCGTCTTTAGTTAATTTTTCTTTGAGGATACTTATGACATGTTTAAAGGGGACAAAGATTAACACCTTTTGGCTCGACTCATCTATAACTTCACGCAAAACTTTATATCGGTTCTTAATATCAAACTCTACTGTCTCGCCAGTATCGGTATAGACCGCGCCACATGAAATCTGTAGCAACTTGTTCATGGTAACTGCTGCATTGGCTGCGGTAATTTGCTCACCCCCTGCAACAGCCATCATTTGCTTACGTAGAAGCTCATAGTATTTCTTTTGCTGGGCCGTCAGAGCTACCTCACGTTTAACGTAAGTCATTTCGGGTAAGTCTAAACACTGTTCTTTAGTGAAACGTATTGCAGGTTGTAAGGCATCAAACACTATGGTCGTTGCGTTAGGCTTCGGTGCCCACTTGAACTGCGTAATCTTGTGCATAACCATTTCACGAAACGCTCCGAAAAACTTAGGCACTTGTTTAGGGTTAACTATTTTAGCTAGGCCGTAAGCATCTAC